GTTGCGGCTGACGACGTTGGTGTTATGATGGCGTTATTGAAGGTTGCGCGCATGAAGGGCAACCCGGCGCACATGGATAACTACATCGACGGTTGCGGCTATCTAGCCTGCGCCGGGGAAATCGCAGATAGGATGTACGGCGATGACTAAGCCACCGACCATTCGCAATAAGCGTCACGCACTGTCCAGCCCTGACGCTGACAAGCGCGAGGCAGTTGTGCAGGAGCTAGAGGCTATCGGCAGCGCCGAGGCCACCGATATTATCACATGGGATGCGATGGGGCAGATACAGCTCACGCCGTCCAGCCAGTTGTCGGAACGCGCCCGGCGCGCTATCAAGAAGGTGAAGGTAACGCCAAACGCGCACGGCAACCAAATCGAGGTAGAGATGCACGACAAGCTATCTGCCCTGCGGCTATTGGCGAAGCACCGCGGATTGCTGGAGCCGAACAGCGACGACCAGCGCCCTAGTATGATAGGCATTAACGTGACTGGCCCGAAGACGACGACGTATGAGGTGAAGGATGTCAGCGGAGATAACGAGGATGAAGCACAATAGCTTTGTGCGGTTCTTCAACGAATACCAAGTTTGCGACCATTGCGGTGAGGAGACACGCGGCAGGTGTTACGCCGAGACTGAGCAGGTTGTCTGCTCGAAGTGCAAGGGCGTGTTGCTGGACATGGACGCGATGGATGAGGAGCAGGACGTTACGTTTGTAATGTTTACGCCCGATACCGACCCGGAGAAGGAAGCGTTAGAGCGGCAGGTGCGCGAGCTAACGCATGAGCTAAACTGCGCTATGGCAGCGCTACAAAACCTTGAGGAGAAGCTAAATGATGAACGCGGCTGATATGACTATTGATGAGTTCAAGGCGGAGCTGAAGCGCATTAATGATGCGGTTTTGTATTTTTGGAAAGAGGGCGACTACGCTCCAAACCGCAACCGCATCCCGATTAACAGGCAGGGCTTAATGGCGTTGCGTACTGTTCGCAGAAGAGCAAGATGGAGTTAGTATGTTCGAGTATATGATAATGTACTGCATGGTTGTCGGCCTTGGCGAAGCTACGCAGGCCCGGTGTAAAATAATTCGCGGCGGTGACTATGCCGGCAGGCCGCTATGCAAGAGAGCCGCCCAACTGCGTGAGAACAACCTGCGCTGGTTGCATTACGAGAAACACGGCTTCGGTGAGCAGTCACCCGCCTTTGTTGCCGATAATTTTTGTCAGGAGAAATCTATCTAATGGCTAGAGCGCCGAGAGCGACCGACAGGTCGAAACGCAGAACCAAGCAAGCCACGACAGATGCACTGTCCGGCCTTAACTTGGATTTTAGTGAAAGCCCGACCACATGGGATTTTTTGAACGACGACAGTTTTGTGAGGGGTCTACTTGGTCCAGTCGGCTCTGGAAAGACCTTTGCATCATTAGCCGAGGTAATGTTGCGTGCTGTCAAGCAACCTGCTTCACCAGTGGACAATGTAAGATATACACGTTTTGCCGTAATCAGAAACAGCTATCCCGAACTGCGCACAACGACCATTAAGACGTGGCAGGAGATATTCCCTGAGAATACATGGGGCCAGATGCGATGGTCGCCGCCTATCACGCATCACATCAAGCTGCCCCCCCGCGATGGGAACCCCGGCCTCGATTGCGAGGTAATCTTTCTTGCGCTAGACCAACCAAAGGACGTGAGAAAGCTACTGTCACTCGAATTGACCGGCGGCTTTATTGACGAAGCTAGAGAGCTGCCGAAAGCGGTAGTCGATGGCCTGACATCGCGTGTCGGTCGCTTCCCCACCAAGAAGCACGGCGGCTGTCCGTGGCGCGGTGTTTGGATGAGTACTAACCCGATGGATTCGGATCACTGGTGGCACAATCTTGCTGAGAAGAACCCTATCCGTGGCAAGTATCCGTGGAAGTTCTACAAGCAACCCGGCGGCGTTACCGAAGGCACGAAGGAACACCCGGAGAATATTTACAGCGCTGGCAAATATTGGATTAACAACCCCAAGGCGGAGAACACCAACAACCTGCCGCCCGGCTATTACGAACAGCAGCTCGCTGGTAAAACGCTGGACTGGATCCAATGCTACGCCGGTGCGCAATATGTTTTTGTGCAGGACGGCAAGGCAGTGTGGTCGGAGTTCTCCGACAGCCTGATGTCCAGCGACGTTGAAATAGAACCGGGCTGGCCTGTCCATATCGGGCTTGACTTTGGTTTAACGCCAGCGGCTGTGTTTGGTCAGAAGATGGCTAATGGCAGGTGGCACGTTGTGCATGAGCTGGTTGCCTTCGACATGGGCCTAGAGCGGTTCTGTCACCACCTCATGGCGGACATCAACACGCACTTCCCCAAGAGCGAGGTGTTTATCTGGGGTGACCCGGCAGGTGCAAAGCGCGATGAGATATTCGAGGTGACCGCGTTTGAGCATATGCGCACCATCGGCCTTCGCGCACAGCCAACAGCGTCTAACGACTTCATGGTTCGCCGTGAGGCAGGCGCCGCACCAATGAACCGGCTGATAGACGGCAAGCCCGGTCTTGTCGTAGACCGTAGCTGTGCGCGTGTACGCAAATCGCTAGCTGGTGGCTATCACTTCAAGCGCGTTGCGATGGGTGGCGGTCAGGAACGCTTTAAGGATGCGCCAAACAAAAACGAACACTCGCACGTCGGTGACGCATACGGTTATCTGATGATGGGGTCGGAGCATCGCAACATGACACGCAATAGTCACCGTAGCGGAGCGATAAAGCCAATACAGGCGAACATGGATTTCAATGTTTTCTAGCAGTAAAGAAGTCAGCATCATACCGTTTCACTGGACGCACCCCTTCCACATGGACCTGCGCGAGTTCGAGAAGGCGTATTTCAAAAACGTGTCTGACTACCCGGAACGGTTAAAAGTGTACGCGATGGAGCCGCACTGCTACACCGCTTTGCATAAGGGCGACATGGCGTGTTGCTTCGGCTTCAACGAGCTATGGCCCGGCGTTGCCGAGGGTTGGTTGCTGACAACACCCATAGTTGAGCGCAATCCGATATCACTTACGCGCGGTGCTATCAGAGTGTTTAATCACGTTGCTATCGAAATGCGATTACATCGATTGCAGTTGGTGGTTGATGCGCGTAATCAGCTTGCTATCAACTGGGCTACTGCGTTAAAATTCAACCCAGAGGGCCGCCTATCTAGGTACGGCCCGGACAAAAGCGACCATATTATGTATGCGAGGAATTATGGGTAGTTTATTCGGCGGGCGTCCAAGCGCCCCAGCACCAGACCCGAAAGTAACTGAAGCGCAGGAGCGTCAGGAAGAGCGCCTCGACGCGCAAGAAGAGCAGAAGATGCGCCAGATTGAAGCGCAACGTCGCGCTCGTCGTGTCGGCGGTCAGCGTCTGTTGCTTAGTTCTGAGCGCGAGACACCATCAACAGGTATTCAAAAGACGTTAGGAAGTTAACATGGGTGCGTTAGGTTTAATGTCTAAGAAGGGCCGTAAGTCTGCGGCGAAGGTTGCTAAAAACTTACCGTCTGTGCAGGCCACTAAAAAGCTGACAGAAGCCAAAGCCAAAGCTGTAAAGTCAGCCGCAGAGGCAAAGCCAAAGCTGTTGGCAAAAGCTACGCAGAATGCCGGCATGGTTAAAAAGAAAACGTTAGGAGCATAAGCATGGGCGGATTTACCAAAAGACCAAAAGTAACGCCAAAGGTTGCAGAGGCGTTCACAGACCTTGCTGACAATTCTAATGTTAAGTTATCGCCCGAAGATACGCCGGGAACGCAGGCCTATTCTGACGCCAAAGCAAAATCAGCCGCACTGCGCGCAAGAAAAGCTGGCGGTCAGCGCTCATTGTTGGGCGGCGGTCGGTCATCGGGAGCCGCTGAAACACAAACAAAATTAGGAGCAGGTTAATGCCGAAGGTAGTTTCCAAAGACGGTAAGGCTCGCACATTTGCCTATACAAAAGCTGGCATGGGCGCGGCTAAAGAATATGCCAAGCAGACGGGCGGACGTGTTGCAGGCGCATCAATGAAAACTAAAATGGCAAAGAAGAAAAGCTATGGCAAAAACGCCTAAACCAGTCTGGGATAAGAAGCGCCCGAAAAGCGTCGGCAAGCCAAAGGGCTTATCTCCTGCGCAAAAGCGTTCTGCAATGCGTGCCGCTTCTAAGGCAGGTCGTCCTTACCCAAACCTTATCGACAATATGAGGGCGGCGCGTGGCTAAGAAAGCGCACCAGAACCCCAGCGGTGGCTTAAATGAGGCCGGTCGCAAACACTTCGAGAAGAAGGACGGCGGCAACCTAAAGCGCCCGGTAAAGTCTGGCACCAACCCCCGACGCGTTTCGTTTGCCGCAAGGTTTGCCGGTATGGCTGGACCTGAGAAAAAGGATGGCAAGCCAACACGGCTTGGTTTAGCACTGCGCGCATGGGGCTTTGGGTCTAAAGATGCAGCGCGTAACTTTGCGCAGAGGAACAAAAAAGCATGATGACGCCACAGCAAATAATCAAGCGCCATGACTTAGCGCAGGGGCGCAAGGACAACTGGCGCCAAATCTACGAAGACTGCTACGAGTTCGCGCTGCCACAGCGTAACTTATATGACGGTTATTACGAAGGCGGCGGCGCTCCGGGGCAGAATAAAATGTCTCGCGTGTTTGACAGTACCGCTATCAATTCGACACAGCGTTTTGCCAATCGCATCCAAAGCGGGTTATTCCCGCCGCAATCAAGTTGGTGCCGCCTTGAGCCGGGTGCCGATATCCCAGTAGAGCGACGCATTGAAGCGCAAGCCGCGCTGGATGTATATAGCGAAAAGATGTTTGCGATGTTGCGGCAGACTAACTTCGACTTAGCGATGGGCGAGTTCTTGATGGACTTAGCTGTCGGCACAGCGGTTATGCTTGTGCAACCCGGCGACGACATGACGCCGATACGCTTTACTGCGGTGCCGCAGTATCTTGTTTGTATCGAAGAGGGTGCGCACGGCAAGGTCGATAACGTATATCGCCGTATGCGGATGAAGGCAGAGGCCATAAAACAGCATTGGTCTGATGCCGAGATACCGCCAAAGCTACAGCGCATCATCGACGAGAAGCCAACCGAGGAAGTTGAGCTGATTGAGGCTACCTGCCTTGATATTGAAAGCGGCATGTATCACTATCACGTTATTACGAAAGAGGGTAAGGAAGGACTTCTCATGCGTGAGATGAAGTCTTCGCCTTGGATTGTTGCACGCTATATGAAGGTAGCCGGCGAGGTCTACGGCAGAGGCCCACTGGTCACAGCTATCCCCGACATCAAGACGCTGAACAAAACCTTAGAATTGCTATTGAAAAATGCCAGCTTGTCTATTGCCGGGGTCTACACAGCCGCAGATGATGGCGTGCTAAACCCGCAGACAATCAGCATCAGACCCGGTGCAATCATTCCTGTTGCGCGTAACGGTGGCCCGCAAGGTGAGAGCCTGCGGATGTTGCCGCGGTCTGGCGACTTTAACGTCTCGCAGATTATCATCAACGACCTTCGCTTAAACGTTAAGAAAATCATGCTGGACGACACGTTGCCAAACGATAATATGTCTGCCCGGTCCGCTACAGAAATCTCTTTTAGGTCGGCTGAGTTAGCCAGCAATCTTGGGTCTGCTTTTGGTCGCCTCATAACAGAAACAATGATACCGCTCGTCTCGCGCATACTTGGCGTTATGGATGAACGCGGCTTGATAGAACTGCCGCTGAAGGTGAACGGCTTGGAAATTAAAGTCACGCCAGTATCACCTATCGCACAAGCGCAAAGCATGGGCGATATCGAAAAGATTATGCAGTGGGTGCAGATGTCATCGATGCTCGGACCAGAGGGTCAGATGGCTGTTCGCACAAGCGCAATACCAGACCATGTTGCTGACAAGCTCGGCATCCCGGCTGACTTGCGCACAACACCAGAAGAGCGCGAGCAGATGATGCAACAAGCTATGCAGGCCGCACAAATGGCGGCAGAGCAACAGGCAGCGCCAGAGGCTGAATAATGACAGATGATGGATGGGATGCACTGCGCTCAGTAGAGCCGCAGTCAAGACTAACACAGCAGGACAACCAAGACGACGTAGACAGGTTGTACCTGCGCGTATTCGGTAGCGAGGATGGGCAGAAGCTACATGAGCATCTGCGTTCGCTAACGATAGAGCAGCCCACATGGTATCCCGGCGAAGATGCTTCGCATGGGTTTGCCAGAGAAGGGCAAAATTCACTTGTCCGCGAAATAGAAAAGCGGATGCAACGTGCGAGGAACTTATGAGCGAAACTGAAGGACTGATGGCCCAAGCCAGCGTAGAGGCAGAGGATAACCAGCAGCCAGAAGAAACTATCTCCCACATCCAGCCAGAGGCTGGCCCACAATCACTTGATGAGGTTACTGTTGCCTCTGAAGGCGAAGAGGTAGAGTTTGAACGGCCTGACTGGTATCCAGATAAATTCTGGAATGACGACGATGGGCCAGACTTAGAAAACCTTGCTAAGTCATACAATGAATTGCAGAAGAAATTCTCTCAGGGCAAACACAAGGCGCCAGATGAGTATGATGAGAAGGTATTTAGCGATGCTAATATTCCAGAGGATGATGAGCTATATAACAGCTATAAAGGCTGGGCTAAAGATAACGGCATCAGTCAGGATGCGTTTGACCAACTTGCGTCAAAGTTTATCGAATTATCTGCTGGTGAGGCAGAGGCGGCTGAAGTTTCGTTTAAGGAAGAACATGCAAAACTTGGGCCGAATGCTGACGCAACTATTAAATCTATGACTGACTGGGCCTCTGGCCTAGTGCGCAAAGGCGTGTGGTCAGAGGGTGACTTTGAGGAGTTTCGCATAATGGGCGGCACTGCGCAGGGTCTAAAGGCGTTGCAGAAAGTGCGTAGCTACTATGGCGACAGACCTATCCCGGTAGACGTTGGGCCAGTAGATGGCGCGCCGTCTAAGGAAGAACTGAACTCGATGGTAGGCAAGCCGGAGTATCAAACCGACCCTGCATATCGTGCGAAAGTCGAGAAGATGTTCGAGCAAGTTTACGGCACGCAGGACTATTCTGCTATCTAATCAATAGCGCACCTTGCGGGGTGCGCTGTTTTTTTATAAAATTTACATGACGGATAACCTATATGTGGGCCTGTCGACCACGTTCTGGGGTGTAACGTACACACCCAAGCAGCAGCCCGGCTTCGGATACCTGATGCGCTTTTGAAAAACATTTTTAACGAGAGGACTAAAAAATGGCAGTAGCTATTTCAAACGCCTTCGTGCAGATGTTCGATGCGGAAGTTAAGCAGGCATATCAGGGCGCACGCGCTCTTGCCGGTGTAGTTCGTGAACGGACAAACGTCGAATG